CCATGCTCATGTTAGTGGCAGCACTCAGGTAACGAGCACCGACGCGTTCGTAGCTTTCCTCGTTACACAAGATGACACACTTAGCACCTTGATGCGCCCAACCTTCAGGCCCAGCAATCAGAGATGCGTGGAAGCTTGTCTTACCTGTGTTCGGACGTGCGCCGACAAGCAACAGGTGTCCGCCACTCACGCCTTCAACCTTACGGCGTAGGCTCGGGATGTTGAACTTCCATTGTGTTTCTAGATCGTTCGCCTCAAGTAGCGTATCGATCGAGATGTCTTCCCACTCAACACGTAGATTAGGTGTGAAGTTGTCTTTGTAGTCTTCCAGCAAGCGACGCAATGGCTCTAGGCTGTTCTGTGTACCATTCACAAAGTCAAAGCCCAGGTTAGCTACCTGGTCGCCTACATACTGCTGAAACAGATTAGCCAAAGTATCTTCAGCAATCTCTTGCTTGATAGGCTCTGCTTTATCAATCCGGCGGAACAAGTCGTCATACGCTGTACGTGTAGCTGTTGTCATGCTCTGGTTCTGAACATTGAATACAGCCTGAAGGTCAGCCACAGTTAGGTCGCCATCGTAGGCTTCCATAGCACTGTCTAACGATTGTTTGATCCGCCTTACGTCTTTACTAAAGATCTTATCAGGGCAACGAATACCCTTGTTGTCCTCATAAAAGTCACGCTTCAGCAGTGTCTTCAGTAATGCTAATTCCATTTTCTTCTCCTCTCAAAGCCTTCCACGATACAGGAAAATGCTCTCTCATATACATATCAATAATATCTGCTACCTCACGCGTCTCTTTCTGCGCGTCGGGATAACATCTTAAATTGCACATGTCAGCAAACGCGTCAAGCGATCCTGACCAGTACCACTCAGTCATCATAGCCTGTGGTAACACAGTACGTGCTTGCTCTTCGCTTACACCTACCTCTAGCATACGCTCGTACGCGTGCTTAGCAAAAGCGTTGGCACGATCAAACAAAGCATCAATCGCTGCACTCTGTGCTTCAGGCATGTCACCTGCGCTACCTTGCTTTTTGTTCGCTGCTGCCCAACGCCAGGTAGGTGCGTAGAACTTAGGTTCGTCAGCAACGTAGCGACGGCTGACCTCATTCCAACGCAGGAACTTGTGCTTGACTAGCTGTCGTGCCACAAACACTGGCGCTTTGACATGAAAGCTAGCAAAGCAATGCCCGAACGGTGATGTGTGCTGGTGCTTTGCCAGGTACTTGATGAGCCGTTCGTCTTTATGGTCGTCAAACTTAAAGTGCGTCTTGGCAAAAGATACCCTTGCACTGTTCACGACGGTCAGGTCGCTGCCCATTTTTTCGAGCAGTGTTACTTCAATCATAGTAGCTCCCGTAGCTTCTCGAGGTCTTCATCTTCACGATACTTCAGATCATCAGACAATCGCAAAGCGGTAGCTTTTACACCAGTCCACAGCCCAATGTCACGCCTAAACTGTATCGTCTTATCTGCTGCGTCCGGATCAAGTGCAACAATCACGTGGTCGAACTCACCGATTTGCTCAATGTGTTTGTCATTGATGCTGGTGCCAAGGATAGCCATAGCAGTCAGCCCGACAACCTCTTGCGTCACGATCATTGCTGACAGCACATCTTCGACCAGCACGAGCGTGTCACCCTTACCGATCATGTAGTAGTTAGCCTGACCTGTGTAGCGATACCACTTAGGCTGAACCCTGTTACCGACAGACCGACCGACCGCATCAATGATACGGCCTTTGTGGTAGATCGGGAACACAACGCGCTCTTGTCCTACGTCATAGTACAGATCATTGGTGTTCAAGCCCCAGCGTCGCACAAACTTGTGTAGCTTGTCATGCTCTGCTGTAGGTCTGACTAGTTGTGGAGGGATCACCATTGTCTCAAGCTCAATAAGTTGTTCTTGTTCCTGCCCACGCAGGCGTTGCTGTATCTCATGAGCGGTCATACCCTCTTGGTAGATACCTTTGACAACGCATCCAAGCTTGTAACAATTGTAGCGTAACTCACCTGCCTCTAACTCAGCAGTGAAAGTACCCCTGCCATTACAAAAAGGACAGTTCCCCCTGTACCGGCTCTGGTGGGCTGTCATCTCCTGCGCAAACCGACGGTGTTGTAGATGATTCGTCATTTATCTTTACTCCGTGATCAGGTTCGACTCGTTTACCGTGGTCAGGGTGAAAGCCGTACTGTTTTTCAGCAAGCTTTCTTGCTTCTGCTGCTGCTTCTTTAGTTGAGTATGTGCCAAGGTAGTACTGCTTGCCGCCTGTACGTATCGCTGCACAGTACCTGCCATGCCGTGTTCGATATACTCCCGTATACCCTGTCGTGTTGTTTCTCGACATAGCTTTGTTTTGAGCGTTGGTTTTTTGATCAACCATTCTTAGATTTTCTACGCGATTATCTAAAGGATTACCGTTTATATGGTCAATAGGTTGTTGAGGCCAGTACCCGTGTTCCATTAACCAGACCAGCCGGTGTACGTATGTTCTAACAACATAGACACCTGTGCTCGGGTCATAAAAATTAAAGCCCACACCTTTCCATTTTGGTTTATAGCCTATCGAAGTGCATTGCTGCCGACGTACAGCAGTGCCTACCTGCTTGCCTGCATATTTCCTATTAAACCGAGTACACTCGCGCTTGGGGTTATAAGTTGCCTTATATATATCCGGTGTACGCCTTTTCCAACGCACACCACCTTCTTCTTTATCGTACTCGAAAAGAAGGTGCGCCATTTCGTATGTGAACGGCTCTGAGAATTTAGTCATTGGTCGTCCTTCCGTGGTTTTCATGATAACCGTACTTACGCTCGGCTTCTTTGCGTGCAGCAATGGCTTCTTCTTTAGTTGCGTAGCTGCCTAAGTGAATTTTGCGATCAACCCTGATATTAGCGAACCAAGGGCGATTGGGGCAGTCTTTCCTGTAGTCTACGCCAAGATGACCGCTAGTATTCCTGATATTCAGTTGCTTGTTTCTGTGGTTCTCTATCTGGGTTACCTGACGGAGGTTCTCTATTCTGTTATCTTGTCTATCGCCGTTGATGTGATCTATCTGAAGGGTAGGCCAAGAGCCTGTATGTAATAGCCAGGCTACCCTATGGCTAAGTAGCATTACCTTCTTACCAGAAACGGACTTGAGGCCGATCCTAATATAGCCATTCGAGCTAGCGTGTGATGACCCGGCCTTCTTATTGGCATGTTGTGTATTAAACGCCGTAAAGGCTTGTAAGTTTGCAAACAGCTCTCTAGGGCGTTCTCTCCATGTCAGTATCCCTGTTTCAGGATTATAACTTAAACGCTCAGACAGGTACTCGTACGTAGGTAGCTCCTTCGGGTCTTTAATTTTCGGCATCTTCATTACCTCTTGCTGCTAATGCTTTGGTAGCGCCGCTATAGGTGTTCACCATGTATGGCTTCACACTAGCGATATTCTTGTGTCCGGTTACCTGCATGATACCAGCCACGTCAACGCCACCCTCCATCATTTCAGTAACGGCGGTACGGCGTAGGTCTGACGCCTGAAGTTCACGCGGTAGGTCCGCTGCTTCAAGCACCTCATTCACGTAGGTGCTAACCTCACGTGGTTCGTATGGCGTGTAGCGACCTGCTCGTGGCTTAGATCGCGGTGCCACATATTTAGATATACCTTCAAAGTCATTCCGTTGCTGACGCAACATCGAGCACAAGCCCTCGCTGATCGGGAGGAAAACTTCAGCACCACGCTTGCTCTGCTTCAAGTTCATGCGACACCCCTGGAGGTCGAGTGTATCCCACGTCAAGAGCCGCATGTCACCGACACGCTGGCCCCAATCGTAGGCCATATGAACGAGCAGCCCGATGCTGCGCCAACGGAAATCGGAATAGGCTGTATCAAGAAAGCGTTTGACGTGTTCACGTTCCCATTTCACTCGTCGCGGTGGAGAGGATACCGTTTTGACTAGTGCTACTGGGTTGTGGATCATAACGTCGTGCCGCATGGCGTGCTTCCATGCTGCGCTTAACACAGCACGTCGAGCATTTGCCGTGGGCACACCTGTTTCAAGCCACTTGTCGTAAGCTTGCGTCAGGTGCGCTACTCGTACAGTTCCATTCCGAAAAACCCCAAGGCGCCTACCGTCAACGATTGTGTCACAGACAGCCTTTAGCTGTGCTTCGTAGTCACGCTGGGAGCGACCTGACAAACGAGCAAACGCTGGGCTGTGCAAGTAGAAGTGCACAATCTCATCAACATTGGCGGACGACTTAGGGATCTTCATTTTGTTCTCTCTTTCAATAGGCCTTCTCAATGCCTACTCTGAATATACAGAAGAAGAGAACATCTACCATTACATATTCTTCAACTCTGTTATGCTTCTTTTAATGAGTAGCTACACAACACGCGTCGGCTACCTTCTCGCTCGTACTTCATGTCGAAGTCAAAGCCTTCAGCGCGTAGCATGCTGACGACCTTACCCAAAGACTTGATGCCGTACTTCTGTACAGCCTGTACTCGGTTAACGCTTTCGCCCTTGCGCATTGCATCAAGAACGATCTGACACTGGTTCCAACGTTTAGCGGCCATCTTATAGAATTTCCTCAGCTTCAACAAAGTGTGTTAGGTCGTGTGCGTGCATGAATTGCTTTGCGTCAGCTTCACTGGCTGAGTCGATCAACATGCGCGCTAATCTCTTGGCTGTGTACGGATAGCTGTTCAACAGCATGTCGTACAGTGCATCTTTCGCAGGCGTAGCCTCACGATTTGCATGGGTGCGTTCATCCGTGTAGTGCATTACCAGGGTACCTCAAAAGTTTCTCCATTTTGCAATCGACGCTCGATGTCTCTCAAGCTTTGCTCGAGCGCCTCAATCTTATCTAGGTCAGGATTGCTAGAACTCTCAAGGTCGAATAGTGCATCCCTCATTTGCGTACGCATATCGCGCAATCTCGGCCAGGTGCTCGTGTCATAAATATCTAGCATAGCTCTCTCTCAGTAGGCCAAACGATCGTCAGTCAAAATCCAGTGGGCCAAACGATCGCGCCGCCGTGATAGTACTTGGGGTGAAAAAAAATATAAATAAAAAGCCAGGTATATTTCAACCTGGCTCTTCATCTTTTAGTCTGACCGATGGTGAGCCGGTGCCACGTCAATTAGTTCAACTGTAATGTGACTAGCGTCGGTGTTCCAATGCTCAGCGGCTT